CGATGAAGTTTTGTAAATCTATCTATTAATGCATTGGTTTTAATATTACCAAATGCTTGGATACGGTCAACATCAATTACTTTTAATTGATCACCACCAACATTTCTTATTATTACGTCTGTTCCGAATAAACGTTTTAGTCTACTAAATAAACCAACATTATTATTTTCAGCCATTATTATTTTATTATATCAATAAATATTCATTAATTTTACCTAACAAGCCAAGATATATCTTCTGTCCCAAATGCAGTGTTTATTCTGTATGGATTTAAAGTTCCTATAGGATGATTATACATTTTTGGGTCATTGCCACCAGTTTTAGTCATACTGTTTAAAGAAGCTCTAGTTATATCCATTCCTTGTTTATTTAATTTTATTCCAGTATCTCTTGTAAATAGACCAATTCCTAATGCCATAACTAAATCATCATGATAACCATTCTGAGATTGGGCTTTACCATTTTGCCAAATAAATACACGTAATTCTTCTAATAATCTTCTTGAATAAAAGGTAAATTGTCTATCTCTAATATACGCTTCCATTTTAGAGATAACAAGTGGTCTTGTTTTAATAGATGTAATAAAACCAGGAACAGTTTGGTTATTTTCCATCTTATCTAACCATTTATTTAAATCAATATCTCCATATGTTCTTGGTGAATAATATAAATTTGGATAATTTTTTGCAATAATAGTATTAATTACATCCCATCCAATATTAGCATTTTCTACAACTAATAAAGCATTATTCCATTCAGTAGCAACAGATACTAACATATTACCATAACTTCTTGTATCTATTTGTGATCTATATTCTGCTACTTGTTTACATTCTTCAACATCAATAATATGAAAAGCAGAATTATCACTACCATCTCCCCTTGCTACGTCAGCTGATATTATATAAGGTTTATTATAATCAGGATATTCCCATATCCAAAAATCACCTCCTAAAAATCTTTTTTCAATAGGATCTTTTATAAATGTTTTTTCATAAAAAGATAAGATATCAGGATCTACTACAGAATTACCTGAACCTAAAAAGTCACAATCATATTCTTGAGCAAATTCACGAGGTGACATATTTGATCTTTCTCTTTCTTCCCAACCAGGATCTATTGGAGCAAGTCTATCTGGGTGTAAATTCCATTTTAATTCTATTGGGTAAAAATCATTATCCCCATCTTCTGCTTCTTTATAAGTTTTATGAAACCATCCTCCAATACCGTTTGGAGATGACAATGCTATAATAGCACCACCAGTTGCAATTGTTGGTTTTATACTTGTATAAATTTTATCAATTCCATTAATAAAAGCAGCTTCATCAATAATTAATAAAGATACAGCATATGAACGACCAGCATCAGAAGCGGCAGAAGTAGCTATTATTTGAGAACCATTTGATAATTTTAAAGATAATTTATTATCTGAAATAGGTTTATTTTTACCTTTTAACCAGCCTGGGAGATTTTGGAACATAAATTGTACCTTATCTACCATTTGTTTAGCTGTTTCTTGTTTAGTTGCAATACATAAAATTGTTTTATCTTTATTAAATAACATTAACCAAAGAGCATATGCTGCAACTAATGTAGAAATACCTAACTGACGAGATTTATTTATAATAGTAAATCTATTACTATGAAATTTAGATAATACATCAGATTGGAAAGGATATAAATTAAATAAAATTTTTCCTTTTATAGGGTGAGAAATATAACCATATTTACGAAAGAAATGAATTGGGTCAGTAGCACATTTAATATACTCTTGTTTTATTATTTCTTTAATTGTTTGTTGATCTGACATAAAAATTTATATACAATATTGTGTATATAAATATATAAAAAAGACAAGACCTTACAGCCTTGTCTCTTATTATTCGTGAGGATTAGATTATTTTGAAATTGCTATATATGCAAATATAGCTGCTACTGAGCCTAGTATAATTTCTATTGTAGTTGCTTTTTTCTTTACTGCTTTAATTTGTTTTCCTAAATCATTTACTATATTGGTTAAATTTAATTTTTGGATATCTTTATTAACCATAATAAGACTATCATTAGATGATTTATGTTTATAATCATTAATTAAACTATCTCTATTAGCTATTATTTTATCTTTATTATTGCTAATTGATTCTAATTTTTTATAATTATCCTTTTGAATAATAATTTCAGCTTCACATGAATCTTTTTTTAGAACATCCTTTACAACTTCCCTTGCAACCATTTTAGGTAAAGGTACTATGCTATCATTTATTATAGAACTCTTTGTAACGGTTTGTGAAGAAACTGTCAAGTTGAGCAACATTAAAATTATTAATACTTTTAATTTTTTCATTGTATATTTTTTGTAATTTTAAAATAGAATTATTATTATTCATTATTAATTGTTGAGTTTTACCAATTTCATCATAATATAAAGCTTGGTTTCTTTCTAATTCATACATTCTAGATAATATAAAATTATTATCTTGTTTTATTGAATCAACAACTTTTTCTATTTTAGCATTTGTTTTAAATGTTTGTTTTATCTCTGATGGTTTTCCAATAAAAAGAGTAAATAATAATCCTAATATTAATGCTGCAGATATTATTATTATTAAAAAATTTCCTGCTCTTTTGAAAAAATTTCCAATTTTTGTTATTTGTTCGTCTGTCATAAAATTTATTTTATTATTCCTGCATAATATTGAAGTTTTTTAATAGTATATTCATCTAATTCAGTAGGTACTACTTCATCTTCTTCAGGTACTTCAATTTTTGGAATTTCTGGTTTTGGATTTTGTTTTTCTAATTTCTTTTGAAGATATTCTGAATTATTTATCAGGTTGGATATTCTATCCTCTAATGATTTTTTTAAATTACGTAAACGTTCAACTTCTGTTGATTCTTTATCTCCTATATCACCTGCTATTCCTCCTTTCTTACGTCTAAGTTTGAATATATTACCTTTAGTAGCTTCAAGACGATTATTTAAATCATCATATGCCATCCAAGCTTCATAATCTTCATCAGATAAAGATTGTGGTTGAACATCTACTTTTTCAATTTCTTCATCATCAATAGTAGGTTCTTCTTCATCATTAAAATCTTCAGAACCATCATCATTAGGTTCAGTATCAAAATACATTGATAAAGGATTTGAAGCATTACCCATAAACATATCTTCAGGATCTTGTGCTTGTTGAGGTGATCTTTCTCCAGGTACAGTTGGTGCTTCAACCTCTCCACCTGCTCCTAATTTAACTAAAACCCCAGAATCTAATAAAGCATTAACAATAGCATTTGCTATTTGAGGTCTTACAAAATTAAATTCATTTTGTAATGATTTTTTATCAGCACCAGGATTATCACGAAAATAATTAATAATACTTTCTAAAGATATTTTACTTATTTTTTTATTTGCATAAGAAGAAGCATCCATTTCTGGATCTGCTAGTCTAAAACCTTTTGGTATACGAGCCATTTCTTTAATATCTTTTTCTGATAATGGTGTTTTGGATAGTTCAGATTTTTTCTTTTGAAGAGCTATGATTTCTTTATCAACAGCTACTTTCTTAGCGTCTTGTGCTGCTTTATCAGCCATTGCATCTTCATGTAATATTTCTTTAATAGATTCCTGTATTATTCTGCGTAATGCTTTAGCTTTCATAGTTTTTAATTCATTTGTAGTTATATCCATAAATATTTAATTTAATTGAGAGATTATAGCGTTGATACGCTCTTCAGTAGTACCTTTTATTTGAATTAATTTCTTTGGTGGATATTCTATTAACATTTCTTTAATTACAAAGTCAATTTTGTCTCTATATTCAGGGTCAGTAGCTCTTATCCCATTATCTTCTAATTCAATTCCCTCAGGCGATACATAAACAATAACATCATAATCTTTTCTAAACGACATTAACAATTCTGTTAAATATCTTTTTTCAGTCCATTCTATTGAATTAGCACTTAATGTAAATGCTGCAACATCATACACTGTTCTATCTGTTATTATTTTTGGTTTTAATAATTCTAAACATCGTTCAGCAGAAAATATTATTTGACCTTTTAAAGTTGAATCAGTATTTAATGATACTCCTAAATCAGATAGATATTTACTTCGTTCTGTTGCTGTTTCATAGTCTTTAAATTGTTCTAATTTAGCCAATTCATTCACTAAAGTGGTTTTACCTACAGATATCGTACCACATAATCCTATTTTCATAAATTATTTAAATTATAATTACTAATATCTTTTACTATTAATATACTTTCACCTTTGTAAATAAAGTGAAATGCTCGTCTTGCATCTCCTTCACAATTACAATTAGATACTATTGAACCATGAAATGTTCCTGTTACAGCATATATTTTATTTCCAATCTCCATCTTCTAATATTTCAATTAATTTTTCTGGTTTAACATTTTGTTTTGTTATTTCAACAGTTCCACTATCCCCATATCTTTTATCACATATAAATATGATTTCATTTGTTGACATTAATTTATTTTTTGTAAATTTTATTTTTTTAAAATAATTACTATTATAATAATCAGTCCTAAAATACTTTGATAAATTAACCTTTGAATTTAATTCAATTTCATTGTTTGTAATAACGTATTGTTTTAATTTAATTAATAATTGTTCCTTTTCAAATTCTGCAGCTTTCTTTTCTAAATTATTAATATCAATCTTACTATCTTGTAAATCTTTTATTTCTTCAAATAAATTAATTATATGATTATAATTTTTAGTTTTTAATAATTCTTCAGATAATTTACCAACAACAATATTAAGACTTAATTTATTAAGTGAATCTTTTTTATCATTATCTCCCCACTTATTATGGGAAACAGTTAAAAATTTTTCTTTTCTGTTTCTCCAATTACTATCATATTTAATTTCAATACTATTATTTTTATTATCTTTAATATGAACTTCATCATCATTTAAATAGTCGCTATCTATATATTCAACATTTAAATAAAATTCTGGGTTTTTTAATATTTTTAAAACATAATTACCTATTTCTTTTAATAATTCTCTACATTTATTATCATAATCCTTATTTATTTGTTTTGATTTTTCTATACCACCTTCTATATTAGTAGCATATTCTTCAGGTGTCATTTCTACTAATTCAAGAAATTCCATTTCCTTAGTATCATCTGTAAATGTACCATCTTTCCTTTTACCAACAACTCTATTCTTTTTATTTGGGTTTGATGGATCTATCTCTGGATTTAATGACCAATGTCTTGGACTATTTGGCATTTTATGTTCTAAAGTACATCCAGCATTATCTAATAATATACATTCACTCTTGTCTTTTTTAGGTCTTCCACCTCTACCAACCATTTGTAAATATAAAATAATTGATTTAGTAGGTCTACCTAATTGTATTACTTTAGTTTCTGGTAAATCAATACCTTCTGTTAAAGTTTCAATACATATTATTATTTGAATTAATTGTTTTTCAAAATCTAATAATATTTTAGCTCTGTCTTTTAATGAAGTATCCGAATCAATATAAGCAATATTTTTATATCCATTTTCTTCATATTTTAACCTTACATCTTTTGCATGTCTTTTGTCAACACAAAAGATTATCATTTGTTTATCTTCACCAAATTTTTTATATGAATCAACCATAAATTGTAACATTTGTGGTTTACGCATATAATCACTTAATGATTGAATTTGATAATCATTTCCCGATTTTTTTACTTCTTCATCTACATCTAATGCTGGTGTGTAAAAAACTCTAAATTTTGCTAAAAATCCTTCTTCTTCAAATTGTTTAATAGTATTTGAACATATAAGAACATCAAAATATTTATTTAAAGCTTTTTTATCTGGTCTATATGGAGTTGCAGTTACTCCAAATAATTTAATATTTGGATTTTTTAATTTAAGATTATCTATAACATTTTCGTAACTATTTGTTCTAACATGATGAGCCTCATCTATTATAATATGATCAAACTCTTTATTAAGAATAGAAGATATTCTTTTTTCTAAAGTAACGGTACGAACAGACGCTAATATAATATTAGCATTAATATTTTTTTCAATATTTCCAATAATAATTCCTACTTTTAACCCACTTGATTTTAATCTTTTTTCCATTTGGAAGATTAATTCACGTTTATGTGCTAAAAATATTATCTTATCTTTTTTATTATCTGTTATATATTTTTCAATAACAACACTTTTCCCAGTGCCTGTTGGGGACTGGAATAATACTGACCAATGTTTTTTAAATTCATCAGTTATTAGACTATAATCTCTTGTTTGTGATTGTCTTAATTTAGTAACCATATTCTATATCTTTGTCTTTAAAATAAAAAACTTTATATGGTTTTTCATATGTTTCACATAAATTTAATAAATTGTTTGTGCCTTCAGAAATACCATTCCAAAAAGCAACAACACAATCACTATCATTTATAATATTTTCGTTATATATAACTTTATGTTTAATTTTATTATCTAATGAATATTTTTTACCTAATGTATTATTATCATTAATTATTATTAATTTAATTTTGGATTTATAAGGTTCTAAAGATTCACATAAAAAATTATAATCATCAAAATCACTCCCCTCTATTATTGCTACTTTCATTTGTTAATTCTTTAAATTTTTTTTCAACATTTTCCAATATACCTGAACTGTATAATGTAGCCCAATAAGGTATAAAACCTAAAAATTTCTTTCTTGTTATTAAATAATAGCAAGGATAACTATATTCTATAAAATATTTTTGATTCATCTTTTATTCTTTATCTTTGATTTTTTTCTTCCTCTCTTAGGTTGGGTCAATTGATTTTCTGTTATTTTTCTCATTTGACGTTTTGCTCTTCTTTCATTTTTAGCATCACGTTGCATCTTATTCCAATTCCTTGTTTTATCAAGACCATTTTTATATTTAATATCAACACTAATAGGACCATTTGAAAATTTATCTAAATCAAATGTCCATACCTCTGTAGTATCTTCGTCTTCGTATTCTTTTTTAAATTTGCGGGGAGGTGGAACGTATTCTGGTTCTTTAGGGCGACCTCTTCTTTCATTACTCTTTTTAATAACAATTTCAGGTTCTACAGATTTTTTAGGTCTTCCTCTTTTTCCTTGTTTCATAACTTGAATGTTTTATTAAATTATCTTTCCACCATAAAGGTTGGGTATTGGAATAATGGAAACATTTCTTTTGTTCTTCTTCTTTTGTTAGATCAAATTTAGAGCATGGTTTAATATGATCTATATGCCATCCCTTTCTCCCATAATTTTCCCAACTCATTCCCTCTACAAATAAAGATTGAAGATAAATTTTATATTCTTCTATATTACAACCTAATAATTCGGAACTACTTGTTTTTTTACATCCTAATATTAACGCCCTTTGTATTCTTGATCTTAAAACATGTTTTAATTTGAAATTAATATCAGAATTATATTTTATATTAGTTTTTTTAGAAATTAATTTTCTATTATTTTTTCTCCATACTTTAGAATATAAACTAATATGTTCACTATTTAATTTATTATATTGTTTTCTCTTACCATTTTTATAACGTTTTCTGGAATCAAGTTTACATTTTAATCTTTGACATATTCTACAATATGAACGATATCCATCCCCTTTAAGTGTTTTATCTTTTTGAAAATCCTCTAATTTTTTAGTTAATTTACATTTAGCACATATTTTTGTTTTCATTGGATTGCCATTTGGTATAAATATATTATACTCTAACCCCAGACGCCTTTCCTGCAGAAGTTTTATACCATGGGGAACCAACACAACTTTGTTTTTTATCTTCCCATTGCTCTTTGGTATGTTTAATACCAAATAAATAATATTCAGCTAAACGTTTATTACCTTGGGGAATAAATGCTGCTCCATCCCAATTATGCATTTTTACAACACCATTAATTTTAACATAAAAAATAATTGTACCATCAGCTTGAACCATTTTTTTAGTTTCCATATGTTTTTTATTGTAAATATAGTAAGGGGATTTTGACTAATCTAAATCCTCAAGCCCTGTATCATCTTTACCTAAATCACGTTTTATATCTTTCATCGTATCAATAGCCCATTTCTTTTGATCATTAGATAATCTTCCGTTTATTGCATTTTCTATAAATGGAATAAATTCTTCATCTTCTAATTTATATAATTCTGCAAAAAATAATTCACGGACACGAGCATCATCTATATCAGCATCAATATATAATTGATTTATAGCATCATAAATAAATTTACCATATTGTAAATCTCTTGGCTCATTTTCTATTTTATCAACAGCATTAACTATTGCTTTATTTTTTTCTTGATTTTTACCAAAACCTTCTGTACCTGTTATTTCATATAATCCTTTTATTATTTCATGAACTAACATTGGAAAACAAGCTGCTTTAGCTTTAATTACAAATTGTTCATTATCATCATCATAAACCATTTCACTTTCATTTCCTCCATCAAATTTAGTACCTTGAGCTAACATAGCTAACATTAATGCTATTGCTTGTTCATCATCATATGTACCAAAAACTAATTTAAGTATTTCTCCATATTTTCCTATTAATTCTGGATTTATATCATCTAAATATTCTCTAAATAATAAAAAACCAAATGAACCTCTTATAGCAGCACCTTGTGTAATGCCGTTAATTATACGTCTTTTTGCTTTTAATTTTTCAGGATCTTGGTCGCCAAAATCAGGTGTTATTTCTTCTTCATTTGGTTGAGGTTGCATTTGTCCCATTTCTTCAAATCCAATATGAGCTTCTATTTTTATATTAGCATATTCTATAATTGGATATGCTTCTGTTACCATTGCAACAGCTACCATTTCAAGTTCATCAGTATAATCTTTTTCTGCTTCTATTATTTCATCTAATAATTGTTTAGAAGCAATCATATTTTGTCTTAACGTCTTATCACCAACCATTTGACGTAAAGATTCACCTGATTTACCCTTAAGTAAGGCCATTGTTTCAGGTGAAAATATTTTTTCGTATTCTACTTCAAGTAAATTAGACATATTTTATTTTTGTTTTTTATATCCCTCCAATTCAATAGCAGCAAAAATTTCATTAATTAATTCTCTTTGTAATTCCTTGGGAATTTGGAAATTATTCACAATTTTTTCTAATCTAGAAAATAAACCAGTTTGATTTTCATTCAAAAATTTATTTTTCTTTCCTCCTTTTCCATCAGCAAAACCTTCTTTATATCCTGTTTTATATCCTTCTTGCCATTTATTATCACCAGGAAACTTAATATCTTCCTTAATATTATCTAATTTTTTTTGATAATTTTTCATATCTTTTCCATATTTATCTGCATTAACTTTACTTGACATTGCTAATGGATTATATTTTGGTGGTTTTGGTTTTTTATTTTTAAAACGAGTTACTATCTTATTAAGAATTTCATCTTCCTTTAAAGAAGCCTTTGGTTTAGGTTGAACGTTAGGATTACCTAATGGACGTCTTGGTTTTGGTTTATCAGTACCTGGACGACCTGGTTTAACATCTGGTAGTGGTGTTTCTCTTGGTTTAGAAGGAGAAATAGAAGGTTGATTTTCTTTTGTTAATTCTTCTTTAACAATTTTTATAATTTCTTCTTTTAATTTTTTAGTGTTTTTCATAATTAATTTTTTTATTTAGCCCATGCCATAAATCTTTCTGTAGTATCTACTCCTGGTTTAAGATCTTTTCCTCCTATAGTTATATTTGCTTTTCCTTTTTCCCATTGATCTATAATATATTGTCTATAAGATTTTATAGATGATTGAATTGATTTTATATCATTACTTGAATTAACCCAAAAATTGGGATTTTCTTTTTTATATTCTTCTAATACATCATTACTAAATGATATATTATCCATTTTATTATTTCCAGAATAACCTTTTTGTTTCATCCATTCAACAAAATTATTCCATTCAGCCATTTGTTTTACTGTAATAGTTGGAGCAAATGGTTTTATGTTTTTACGATTTAAAGTATCTGTTTTACCTGTATTTAAATCTTTTAAATAAGAATTTGGAAATTTAAATTGTGAAGTAAATTGACCATTAATTCCATCTACTTGCGTTCCATTTCTTGGTATACTAACAGATGTATTAACAATGTTATTTATTTGATCTTTTTGAGCTTTGGATATTTGTGGTGAGGCCATTAACGCTGTTAATATGGTTGCAGTTATTGCACCTTTTTTAGCATATTCTTTTACTTTATCTAAAAAACTATTACCTTCACCTTCATGTAATGATAATAAAATATCATCAACTATTTGTTGTTCTTTTGGAGTTAGGGGTTGTTGGGAAATTTCCTTAATTAAGTCAAGCAGTTTTATCATGATAATAAATATTCATTATTTATACTTCCATTTATAACCATATGCTGTTTTTTGACGTCCTAATATACAATCTTTTATTTGAGTCGTAATATTACTTGTTTTACCTGTTTGTTCTTTTAACCATTCAGCAGCTTGTCCTTTACTTTCCCATTCTTTAATAGATTTGTTTTTTAAATCTAACATTATTATAGGTTTTGCATCTTTACGTTTAGCTATGCCCATATTTAATTTATGTTCCGTTGTGAAGGGTTTGGGTTTACCTAATTGAGATTTAGACATTATATCTTTAACTTCCTTTGTGTAATATTTTGAGTGATTATTTTGTTTTAAGGTTTTACTAATTTTATCACCTGTTCCTTTTTTGCGAGATTTTCTCATCTTTTGTTTAGATTCTTCAGAATAAATCGTAGGACCCCCTCCACCTTCATTTTTATTCTTTAAAATAAATCCTTGTTGTTTATAATATTTAATCCAATAAGATTCTAAAGGTTTCCATATTTCTTTTTTATCATCACATTGGTCAATGATTTCAATATCAATTTTACCATATAAAATAGAATGTTTATATTTACGACGAATTAAGTCTTTTGTTTTACCAATATAAAAAGGTATATTATCTCCTACATGTAAATAATAGATATAAGTTATTTCTTTCATAATACTCATTTATTATAAATATTATAAAGTCCAAGATTTTCGCAGTAATATTAAAAACGAGAAATAAATTCAGACCCATCATCAACCGGTTTAGAATCATATAGTCCTAATTCTTTAAGTCGTTGAGCTGTATAATCGTCTACCTCCCAATCCACTTGTGATTCATTCTTAGATACATGGTCTTCCATTCCCTCAAGTTGTTT